GACAAGGTCTGTATAGTCAGTCATTTTAGTTTCCATGTAGTAAAGCGGCAAGTAAAAGTGTGGTGAAATAAAGAAAGATTAGAATGACCAAAAGGTTCTCTTTCACCGTGCTACCTTATTGAGGGCCTTGAGGTCATCACTATCAGTCAATACTTGAAGCCCACCCTTATTATACAAAGGCATAACTCGCTTGGCTTTGTCAAGGATTGCCTTGCGAGTTTCTTCGGACTCTTTGTGTATGTTAGCCATAACGGAACGATTGGCTGTAGCATTAGGACCACCGTTACAAACCTCACGTAGGGAACGCTCATGCTCTTTTGTTGATCGTTCTACCTGTAGTGAGGCAGAGTATTCTTGTGCCCATGCTTTGTTGTTTGTTTTCTTGGCTTTGATCTGTTTAGATGTTACGCCCATCTTGGCAAGCCATGCGTCATGTTCGGAACGATCATGCTTAGTCTGTTTGCGTTTGCGTAGATTGGTAGTGGTATAATAGACGGGAAGCAATGGCATACAAACCTCCATGATAATGACCCATTATAGCACAAGGAATGTATGTTGTCAATAGAGAAATGAGGGGTGCGACAATTTCCTACACCCCTCTGTTTACATTTATCGGCCGCCGGAACCTTCATAGACGACACCACCATTTCCAGAGTCATCATGGTCAGCAATTGCGATATTTGAAGAACCAACAAGCAATAGTAAAAATGAAAGAGACAATATTAATCTTTTAATATTCATGTTTCTCTCCTATTTTTATAAATCGGGAAGGGGTATGATCCCCTTCCCTATTGTCAGTTATGCTAGTAAAGAAACGCCTTCTTTACCAACAAGAGCATGAACTCGTCCTAGGATCTGTAGCACAACGCCAAAGACACCTAGAGCCATCCAGCCGAAGAACACGAAGCCCCAATGTAGCGGTGCTACAAATAGTTCTTCCATGAACCAGAATGTGTGGCCCCATTCATTAAGTCCAACGTTTGGAATAATCATGAATGGGCCAATCGCCACAATCAAGAACGCAAGGCTGTATCCGTTAGCAAAGTAAGGGATACGTGTGCGGGCATAGAAGAATGCACCGACAGCGATGATTGAATAGATTGGGTAACTCATGTAGAACTCAATGATATGTGACGGAGTGAAGTCAGTATCACGGATAACTGTCATGTGCCATGTACCATCTTGCTCTGTGAAGAATGAAGCTCCCCAGTAGATAGCAACAGCATAAACGACCAACCACTGAACAAGACATACCAAACGACGCATCTCTTCACGAGGCGAAACGTTTGCTAGATCACGATCACGGGTCTTCCAAAGATAACCCGCAAGGCCAAGACCTGATACTAGTTCTAGTGGGATTTCCGTCCAGAGAATACTCATCCAGTAAGTCTGGAACTCTGGTGCGAACGAGTCAAGGCCAGCACGCCAACCAAAAACCTGTTCATAGATACGGACGATTAGATAAAAGACATTAAGGACGCCTAGGCCAATCCACATGCCTCTGAGGTCAACGACCTCATTTACGCCGGTAGCCACGGCTTTCGCCGATTGATTTACAACGCTCATATATTTCACTCCTATTTGTTTTTCTTAGGGTCCCGGTGATAGGACCCGGTAAGATATTTAGTAGTCATCATTGACTACATAACAGCATTATGACAGAAAGGAGTGAAATAAGCTATTCAATTTTAGACAATCGCCATTAAATTTTCGTCAGTCCATATTTCCGAAGTCATTGTTCAAACGAGATGCTGGAGCAGAACCTCCACCACCGCCACTGCCGGCTGACATGGAACCAGAAACAGGAAAGTTATGATGGCTGGCATTGAAAGATGTGGAACCTTCACTCCAACCAGGGTTCTCCCATGAAAAAGCCGGTATATCATGTACCGGCTCTCCACTTAGAGAATGAAATTGGGCAAGTATAATCAAAGTCTTTATCATATCAAGTTCTCCACAAATTGATCAGTAGCAGCTTCCCATGAGAATTGCTTTGCTCTTGCTACAGCATCTTCTCTTTTTAGTTTAGATGCTTTCACAATTGCCTCTTCAAAATGATAACTATCACTTAAAATGCCTGACTTACCATCTTCAATAATGTAACGATTAACTTCGTTATCGAGTGCAGCAACAGGTAATCCACATGCCATTCCTTCTAATACAACAAGTCCAAATGTATCTGTCATTGATGGCCAAGCAAACACATCATACGCTTGTAATAGATTAGCAATCTCTTCTCGGTTCTTGCGACCAAGAAAATATGCATCTGTATATCTCGCTTTATATTCCTCTAACTGAGGTCCATCACCGATTACATACTTAGCAATGTTTGGATTACTTATCTCTAGATATTCGATTAGGTTCTTTTCGGCTGATACACGACCGACATAGACCGCACGAATAACGCCTGTGTTCTTCCAATCAGATGGTTTGAAGATGTTTGTATCTACTCCACGGGACCATATCTTTACATTCTTTATACCGAGTTTAGAACAGTAATCAACCATGGCGGGGGTTGGTACCATAACACAATTGCTGTTTCTATGGAACCAACGAAAATACCCACCAGTAATTCTTGGTGGTATATAAGCGTGTTCATAAAGATACTCTGGATATTTAGTATGAAAGGATGTGGTATATTTCTTTTTATACTTTTTGCAATAGTATCTTGCTGCAAGGCCTATAGATCCTTCTGTTGCGATATGAATATGTTCAGCCTCTTTCACTTCATCATCGGCTATACCCATAGGCAAAAGTGGCATGTAGATGCCCGTTGAAGGTTGTAAAGGTATTGTCATCTTGAATAGACCGGGGTGGACAACTCTTACAGTATGTCCACGCCTTTCTAAGTGTTCAATAGTTGTCTTTAATGTTGTAACAACACCATTGATTTGTGGATCCCACGCATCAGTAAAGATAGTCAATTGCATTATAGTTTCCTTATAATCTCAAACTTTCCATTATAGTGTTCAACAATAGCGGTGCAGGATTCTACCCAGTCACCGGTGTTCATATATTCAATACCATTAATAGTAGATATATTAACAGAATGTATATGACCGCATATAACGCCATCGACGCATTTCCTTTTAGCTGCTTCCGCAACAACGGTCTCATAATCACCAATAAAGTTTACCGCTTCTTTAACATTGTGCTTTGCCCATGCGGATAATGAGAATCCACTAATGTCAAAGGTTCTATAGATCCACTGTAGTTTTGTATTCAGATCAATCATACAATCATAAGCCCAACCACCAATAAAAGCAAGCCACTTAGCATTGGTTGTGACCAAGTCAAACTGATCACCATGAATAACAAGATAGCGGTTATTATTTTCTCCCACATGCACATACTCATTCATTAGTTGTATATTACCTAATACGGTTCCTCCGTATTCTCTCAAAAACTCATCATGATTACCAGTTATATAGATTACTTTGTGATCTTTCTTGGATAGTTTTAGAAGGTATTGAAGGACGTCAGAATGGGACTGTGGCCAGTAGACTTTCTTTTTCATGCTCCAACCATCTATGATATCACCTATCAGATAGTATCTCTCAGCCTCAGTTTCTTTTAAAAACTCCAGAAGGAGTTCTGCGTTTGAGTATTTCGTTCCAAGATGAACATCAGATATAAAGATCGAACGATATTTTTTACGGTCTTTATGTTTCAAGGGGCCTCCTGTGGGGTTGGTCCATCACTATTTATCGCAACGCAACATTAACCGTTTTGTGACATTTCACCAGCACGGACAGTTAATCCTTTTTCTTTTCCTTCTCTTCTAGATATTCCATCCATTCTTTAACACGCTTCATTTCACCTTTTTCAAACTCTCTTGAATGGCTGTAGATTACTGGCCATGCCATGTGTCCATCAATAAGTAGTTTTAATTCTTCCCATTTATCCATTTACATCAATTCCCTACTAAATTTCATTCATTTCATGGTACTGTATGGCAAACGTTAATCTATTACCTTTCGATTGGTAGTTTTGTGTTGATATTATATGTGGTATAGTGCCATCAAAGATCAATACTTTACCTGGTTTATAGAGACTTATATACTCAACCTCATCCATAGTTTCATTCAGAAACATAGTATGTCCCATCCAATTAAGGTTCCATTCTCTATTCACATAATAAAGAAAAGTTAAACCTGTATAGTCCGAGTGTATGTTTGATTTCTCAAAAGGTGTTGAGCAGTTTACACGGGCTTGCTTAGTCTTCCTGCTACTGAATCCATATATTTCATCAAGATATCTGAAACCATTTGTTTCAAGTATGCCCATATTGTTCAAATCTTTGGCGCTGTAATTGGAGTATATCTGGTTATTATCACCATCATATACCGAATCGCTACCTGTAATAACAAACAATGATTTCATAATAAAGTCATAAAACCTTTGACGTTCATCGAAGGTAAAGATGTTATCATATGAGTGTATGATCCTACCATCGCTGGTCTCAAAAGTTTTATATTGATAATGTGTCACTCTTTCATTGACTCCATAATATCATCTAGTGTGTATAGAGGTGTATAATCTAATAGTTCTTTTAGTTTGGTATTATCGGCGACCAGATAAGGAACGTCTCCGTCTCTACGTGGTTTATATTCTATATTCATCTGACCATTATGCAGTATTTCGTTTGCTTTGTCAACCACTTCTTTTACAGAGTATCCGTTAGATGATCCAATATTAACGGCAAAGTTTGCCTTCTCCTGTGTTTCAATATAACGGTAAGCATGTATATGGGCCCGGCAGATATCTAACACATGGACGTAATCACGAACACAAGTTCCGTCGTCCGTTTGGTAATCATTTCCATATATTGTTGCTGTTTTGTTTTTTGCTAAAATAGGAATCAGGTGAGTTTCTGGGTCATGTTTTTCATGTAGATTGGCACTAACATTGCGACCACAAGCATTAAAGTATCTAAGCCTTGCCACATTTATATCGTCAAGACCTTCTAATATGGTTTCACACATAGCTTTTGATTTACCATAAACCGATATAGGATTCACCGGTTGAGTTTCAAGTATATTACCACCAAAGATATAATCTCTGCTACAATCACCATAAACAGCGGCAGTAGAAGAAAAGATAATGTTTTTTACATTATATCTTTTGGCGAAATCGATAACAGCTAATGTTGCTCCGATGTTGTTTCGGTAATATTTCCATGGTTCTCGTTCACCTTCTTCCACTGAAATGTATGCGGCAAAGTGGAATATGCAGTCGATACTCCTCTTTGAGGAATAAAGGGTAGCATGAGAAAGATCAATAGGGCTGTAAGCATCATAAAGATGCCTAAGATACGGTTTATCAACTTTATCTACTCCTATTATATGGCAGTCATTATAGAATGTACCAAGTTCTTGACACATATGGCTGCCTATATAACCGTTACAACCTGTGACTACGAATGTTTTCATGCTTTTTCACCAATCAGTTCAAGTTCACTATCGGTTTCTATCCAAAGTTTAGCACCACATTTACGTGGCTTATCAGGACGATAAACCATTCGTGAAGGGCCTTTTATAATAACTTCCATACAGTACCTGACTATACCATCAATCTCAACCCTACATACAGGTTCTGTTTCACCACGTTTGGCATTTTTCTGTATGATTATTCTGTTAATGTGTATAATAGCTGTCATTTATATGCTACCATCAACAAGACCGCTTCTCTGGCCGGTTCTGGATTTCTTTCATCTGGTATACGCCGAATATCTTTGAATCCGGCATTATGTAGTTCTCTTTCTAGTGACTGTTCACAAAAACCATTGATATGTCCCATTCCAGGTATTTTATATTCTTCTGGATGACGCCAACCACCAAACAAATAGTCCATTGCATTATCCCAAGGATCTGTGTTCTGTGTAAGCCAATTGATGTTAGCCTTTTCATTCCAATCATTATTGACAATACGAGTCATGATCCATAGAACATCAGGACAAGATATTTCAAATACACCACCTGGCTTTAGGATACGATATATCTCCTTCAATACTTTGGGTGCATCAAATTTGTTTAGATGTTCTATAACATCACCAAGATAAATCTTATCTGCACTATTGCTTTCATATGGATAAGGAAAGTGGCGCAAGTCATGAACCTTTGTGACACTTGCCCACTGGTGCATATCCATTCTATCAGTGGAGTCAGGCTTTGGGTGTGGTCCTGAACCGATATCTAAAATCATTTGCCCTCCACAATATACTTGATACACATACGAATTGAGTCATCAACTTTCATCTTGGCCTCCCAACCAAGTTCTTTCTTTGCTTTATCACAATCAGGAATACGAACTAGAACATCGTTCTCATAATTGCCAACTGTATCATAAAGCAAGAAATAGTCATCAAACAAACCATATTCTTTAGCAGCAATGTCCTTGATCTTCTCCGCTAGAACTCGCATGGAGATCGGCTCAGCATTTCCTAGATTGTATGTTTGGTTATCTGTCTTGTTAGAGAATGAATGATCGGCAATAGCTTGTGCTACCTCGTCAATCCATGTAAAGCAACGAACCTGATTACCATCACCGATGATAGGTAGAGGATGCTTCTTTTCGATTATAATATTCTTAATATAATCGGCAAATACATGAGAGATACCAACTTCACCATCTTCACTCTTTTCATATGGTGTAATGATATTGAACGGACGCCAGATGGTATATTTCAATCCATGCTGCTTTAGATATGCTTTTGATACTCGTTCACCAACAAACTTTGATAGTCCGTAATCTGTATATGGTGCTGGGTTTGTATCAATGATATCTTCCGCTACAGGATAGCCGATCTTCTGAGGACAGTTTTCATAGACCATGGATGATGAAATGTAGATTACCTTTAGAACACCATTCTTAACAGCGGCTCTAAGAACATTGTCGTGTAGAGAGATATCTTTATACATCTCACCACAGTATTTATTGAAGCCGCCGACTCCGTAGATTGTAGCGGCTGCCTGAATGATACAGTCTGGTCTAGTCTGTTCAATCAATCTATCAACGCTAATACGGTCTGTAAGATCACACTTGATAAACTGATAATCATTACCGGCGATACCAAGACGTTCTCCATACCGTGCTAGATTATCAACACCGACTACAACATAATTTTTTTTCAATAGCAGCGGAATAACCGCCTGCATTAGACTACCTTCTGAGCCTGTAACCAAAACCTTCATTTCACATCTCCAACTTTATAAATGCCTGTATTACTTATCTTGCTTTCTGGGAACATCTTCCAAAGATCAGCAATGATACATTCTTTTTTAAACTTTTTTACTTTATATTCAAACGTCTCAGGATTCAGAAAGTCATCATGTGGTGTCATGACAATCACAGCATCCATTACACTGTTATTTGGTATATTCATATCTTCAATGTGCATCGGATCAACCATCCAGGATGTCACACCATGCTTCTTACATACCTTCTTCATCTTGAATGAAAGACTGTTTCTTATGTCGTCACAGTTCTTTTTAAATGTAGCACCAAGAATTAAAACATTCTCAATGTCTGGATTCATTTCTTTAATACGGTTAAAGACATACTCTGGCATACCCTCATTGATAAGAAAGCTAGTTTGAATAAGATCGCCGAAAGGAATATCAGAAAGAAGAAAACGACCATCTTTAAATAGACAAGGCCCTCCGACATTAGGTCCGGGATGTGGTACATCCATTCTAGGATAGTCATAATTACATGCGTCAATAACTTTATCAATGTTTACTCCATGCTTTTCACCAATCATCCACATTTCATTGGCAAACGCAAAAGTAACATAACGGTACATATTTGTCATCAACTTGCCAAGCTCTGCCTCTTTAGGAGTCAAGTGGAAGATTTCATTAGTAATAAAGCTGCTAAAGAAATCTCTAGCAACATAAAATGATTGATTGTTAAAAGCTCCAACAATCTGTGGCAGCTTTGTTGTCTCAATGATAGACTTACCTTGAACAACTCGCTCAGGACAGAATACGAGATGATAATCAGCACCTTCAGCCCAACCATATTTCTTGGCAATATGCTTACGAAGGACCTCAGTTGTTCCGGGTGATACTGTAGAACGAAGAACGATTAACTGTCCAGTTCTCATACGAGGAATAAGAGTATCGTCAACAAATTTAAAAAGATCATCAAGTCTGGCATTACCTTCTCCATCAACTGGCGTGCCAATCATAATAGCGATAACATCGGCATCTTTGATAAAGTCAAAGTCTGTTGTGAATGTTAAGCGATTGTTATCAAGATTTCGGCGAAGAATATCACCAGCACCTTCTTCAACATATGGCACAATACCTTTAGTTAAGCAATCAACATTATGTTGGTTAATATCGATACCATAAACTGTATGACCTGCCTCAGCAATCACACAAGCAAACGGAAAGCCAACATGACCACCTGCACCAATAACTGCTACTTTCATCGTAAAGTCTCCAATAAAACATCTTCTATATCATTACAGGTATCATGAATGGTATGATTAGCCATAACATAGTTATAGGCATCATCAATCTTCTTGTCATTCCGTTTGTGTTTATGGAGAAGATCCATTAATTCCTGTTCATTCTGATATGTAGTACCATAATAGCACATATCTTTAGCACCTGCAACCTCTCTTGCATACCAAGGTGTCTTATTCATCATTGCTTCTAAAAGGACAAGACCAAAACCTTCTTCATAGGAATTCATAATATAGGCATCAGCAGCGGAAATAGCAAACAATACATCTGCCTTTTCCTTACCAAAAAAACATTTGACATTATCAGTTTCGACAGGCATCAAGTGTTCTTCACCATATCCATATAGATGGAGTTCGGCATTAGGAATCTTCGCTTTAGTAAATGCTTCGGCTAGAGGTGTCATTGCCTTGTGCGCCCAGAAACCTCCAGCAGAAACAAAGATGGTTTTTTTCTCATTAAAGTTTTGTCTAAAATATGCTACTTGTTCAATACCGTGGCGCACACGGCGACCTTTATCGATCACATTATGTTTCTTGAGGTGATCAACGTCCATGCTTGTAGAGTAACCGAGGAATCGGTGTTCTCTTAATCCATGTAAGCATGTAGGACTTTCAGATGGTTTGACAATTAGATATAGAACTGGTGACTGTATCTTATCAGCATTAATGTGAATGATATTCTGTGAGATAACATCACCACCATGAACAACGATAAGATCCCATTTCCGGTTTAGAATGGTGTTATAGTCATTAGAAACTAACACACCGTTTTGGTTGCCTTGATGTTCATGTGCTAGAACAGTAACATCATGTTTACGCCGAGTCATCTCCTCGGCCATGTCTCTTACATAATATTCACTACCACCTGGAAAAGGATAGTATCTATGAACTACAAATAGTAATCTCATTTTTTCACCACAAATGTTTCCCACCAGTCACAAAGATTATTCATACTTGTATATTCATTAGGAACATCGTTCTTGAAAGCTGGTTGTTCTATAATATCTAGGTACTCTTGTTTGCCACCAGGGGAGTCAAGATGTTGAACATAATCCACCAGTTTATTAAAGTTGCCATGATCGGCCGCATTAATAAAGGCACTACAATTAAAGTCACGACCAACAGTATTTGATCCCCAATAGATCGGCATAGTCTTTACCTGTAGAGCATTGAATAGCTTTTCGGTGACATAGCCAGGATATGAACCATTTTCAAAACAGATATTGAAACGGTAATCATTCATGAAATTGAGTTTATATTGTAACTTGTCTCTTGGTAGAACTGAACCTATATTGTTTAGATGTGGTCCACCAGAAGCAACAGTCTTATACTCATTGATGAAATGAAATGCCTTGTTTCTCATTTCTTGATTAGGATTAGATACAACGAAAGAACAAAACTTACGTGTATCATAGTCCTTTTCATAATCATGTTTGAGGCCGACCAACTGATAATAGTCATCAGTCCATTCTTCAGACACAGCACCCCACATATCGATCACATACAAAGGCAAACGATAATGTTTGGCACTATTCTCATGATCAAAGGTCATGGAAAACTGACATTCATCCCAAGGTGGACGAACGTTCTCTCCTGTATAGAAGATTTTGGTCACCTCACGACCAAACCTACGGTGATTTTGTCCATAAACTCCTTCACCGTAGATTAGATATTGTGGATTAACATCATCACGAACGATTTGGAACCTATGCTCCAATGCCTGTGTAAAGAAATTGATAGCAGTTGAAAAGGTATCAGCAAATCCTAATTTCAATACTTGCATTACTTATACCAAAAGAATGTGCTATTGGTCGATAGATTGATTGGTGAAGTGATATTATGTTTATCTCTAAAGTCATTGACTGCACGATAAACAGCATCAATAGAACTATAATCATGACCACAGAAAAAGCCACCTTCTTTCAGAAAAGGATAATAGGCTTCACAATCGGCCAGTGTAGCATCATATGAATGATCACCATCGATAAAGATAAAGTCAACCAAAGTATCAGTAAAGTTATTTGATGCCTGAGTTGAAGGTTCTCTAATCATTCGAACACGGTCACCATATGACTCTAAGTTCTTTTTAGCAACAGCCATAAATCTATCAACATCATCCTGTGTAATCTCACCATTCCAATCCTGATAACCCATATAAGGATCGATAGTAAAGATACGCTGAATGTTAGGACATTTCTCTAATAGAAATGCTGTAGACTCGGCACGGCAGGTACCAATTTCAATACCCACAACATCTTCGCCAAGTCTCTTGATATAAGGAGCGAGTCCTTTCGTAGAAACCCAATCATACGGCCACTTATCACCAAGTTCCGCAATTGTCATAAAATCTTCGTCAGTTAGAGCCATATTTTTCCTCAATTAGTTTCTTCCACGCAGGCACACGGTCCCACTGATGGACTATTGTTACAGTTTTATCGTCAACTACGACCATACCATTTTCTATTTTACAATCAACCTCTCTGACAAATGGCAAGTCCATATTAGGATTATGATAGTATGCCTCTCCTATTCCACCTGATCCTGCTTTGATAGCAGGTAATGATGTGCCTGAATGTAGAACCCAGCCGTTCGTAGGATTGGTAAACATTGTAGAGAAGCTGTAAACATCCATATCTAGTAGAATATTTAAGGCTGCCTGATCAGGACCTCCACCACCATCAATTCTAGGCTGAGAGCCTCGACACATGAACCATATGTTTAGACATAAATCTCTTAGAGTATCTAGGCCGCCACCAATAACACCGGCACAGAAGATTTCAGTATCAGCCATATCATCATAGAAATATTGACCAAATGACTTTTGTAGATTGTTTCTTCCCCAAGGCTCATCTTTATACTTTAGATTTTCAGATCCAATAATTAGATCAAAACCATGTAGGAAGTATTCATTCAACCAATCTGTAGGGTTGGTCTGGAATACAACGTCTCTAACATCTGTAATAATGACACGGTCAACTTCCTGCGGAGCGGCAAGCATCTTTAGGAAGTTATAGATGTGAAAAAAACGGTCGACCATAATTCGGTCAGATGGTTGTGAATAGACAAAGCCATTTTTTTCATCATACTTTTCGGCAGCAATCAACATAAATTCATCTTCGGTCAGTCTTTGAGCCGTTTCTGCATCCATATTATAAACGATTAGTGCCTTATGACCATCAAAACCTGATTGCTTGATAGAGTTGGCCCAATACTTAATTTTATCCCAGTCATAGTTATCTACTACACCAACTATCAGGTCTTTAGCCATGGGTAATTGCCTCCATAATATGCTTCTTGTGTCTTGTTACCTGTTTCAAAAAATTCTTTAGTTACTGATCCTTCGTTACCATCTAGACGATAACAAAGTGTATGCTTATGATTACAGTCATACTTAGCCGTGTCCCTGACAGCGTAAAAATAGTGGCGATCACCACCCCAACCATGGTGCCACAGATGACATGTCTTTTGTATAAACTCTCTCCTAAAACAGAATGATGATGTATCTATTAAGAATTGTTCTCCATGCGGCGACTTGCGAGACATAAAGATCGGCCATTTACCGAGACTTTCACAGTTGTCGTCCAAAAGATATTTCCCATTGGCATCGTAAATTTTACGGAGGGAGTAAGAAAAATCCAAGTTCTTACTTTCGATGGTGTGAATAAGGGTTTCAACGTGGTCTGGCTCATACCAATTATCTTCGTCTAGAAATAGGATGTAATCTGAATTGATTAGATGTGGATATGCAGCATAAATGCGGTGACCATAAAAGTTGCCGCCAGTCTTACCTGTGTTCTCTGGTGATGAACAGACACGAACGTTTTCACCATATGGGAAATCTAAAAGTGAAACCACCTTATCTTCATATTGTGGACCGTCTGATACTATAAGATGCCTACATTCGTAGGTTTGCTTCTTTATGGATGCAATAGCATCTTTTAGTTTTGGTGAACCAATAGTAGGCGTGATTACTGTAACGGGTTTTTCAATCACAAGTTTCATAATAACCTCATAATGAGAAGCGGGGCTTTGAGGCCCCGCCTTTGTTACACTTATTTAGGTGTCATCGTATCAGCGATTTTCTGTAGTCCCTGAGTCCACGCTTTTGTGCCCTCAGTGAGTAATTGTTTGGTCGTCTCCTGAACACCGAAAGGATCCATGATGTCGATCTTCTTCGCCTTCTTCTCTTCGGGAATAAATCTTTCAAGAGCAATTTTAAGTAGACCATTGACTAACTCCGCATTTTTAACCACTACAGTGTCAGCAAGTGTAAACTGGCGAGTAAAGGCACGATTAGCGATACCTTGATAGATGTAATCATTATCAGTGGCATCATGCTTACCTGTTACTGTCAGTGTGTTATCTTTCAATTCAATATCAAGATCAGTCTTACCAAAGCCAGCCACAGCCATTTCAATCACGAAATGTTCATCATTGACCTTCTTGATGTTGTATGGTGGGTATGCTGGAATCTTAGGTAGGGCTTCCGATGCTTCACGGAGTCGATCAAAGATAGTCTCGAAACCGATAGCGTTCTTGTATAGATTGTTATTAAATTCTCTAAATGCGTTCATGTTGTTCTCCTATTAAGCGAGATATAACGACGATACCTTTCGGCTACCGTCATTATATTATATAGTAAATTATATCACGATGTCAAGTTTTTTCATGATAAGGTCCAACATTTTTTGCTGTTCTTT